TTTTTTCTAAAAACAATAAGTTTTTACCCCCTTTTTCTCTGAACATCTCCGACTTGGAAAAAGTTCCCTTCACCGGTACCCAACTGGCCAAAATGATTTTTTAAAAGGTGGGGGGGACTCAATATCCTTTCAGTTCTACAAATCTTTTAGCAATTACCTTTCTTCGACCATATACATAACGAGCAGGTTTATTTAATTCCTCTGCAACTTCTTCCCAGGTCACACCAGCTTTTAAGAATCTCATTTTAAAAATTATTAGATCACTCTCAATCAAATTTTCCATCAAAGTTTCTACTACTAGTTTAAAGCCTTCTAAATATCTAAGTGTTTGGTCTTCTTCAATTCTAATGATTGTAGCTTCAGTAGGACTTGACACTTTCTTTCCTTGACCTCTGATATACTCAGCGTCGCTATACTTCTTATTATGTATCAACTCCTGTCTTCTAAGATATATCTTATTATCAAGCGTTCTATATCGTTCTAATTCAATATCGATACCGTCCAGGTCTCTCTTACTTAGCTCATACATAACTAAGTACCTCCACTCAAAATTTATATTTTTCTTAACTTGCAATTCTACAATTCAAAGGGATTCCCCTTTAATTTATACCCCAGTTTCTCATATCTTACATTCTGTGAAACTCACACTATTCTATAACCCCTTAATACATATAGCTTTTAAGCTATTGTTTTTTCTCAGTTTATGGTTACTCTATTATGTGAAACTATAGTAAAGTTAAAAAACAAAGGCTAGTAATACTTCTTTTAATCATTCAGAATATTATTAGCCTTGTTTAAAGAATCAATTATTTTCTAGATACTCTTTAGCTTTGTGGTAGTCCTTTGGAGATTCTAGGAAGAAAGGTAAAATAGTATGTGGGTGTACTTCAGTTCGATACCGCGACAACTGATATTTCTGACTTAATTCTTTTACTACACTATTGTTTATTTCTTCAACTTCTTTTTTCAAATTTTGAATCTCATCAAAAGCATTTAGAATCTGTTTAAGTTTTTTCTGGTAACGCTTATAAACATTCTTATTTTCTGCCTGTCGCTTAGTTTCTTTAAAAATATATCCAAAAAGAGCCGAACTTAATTCCCATTCATCGTTTTCAAATTGTTTCTCCAGTAATTTAATAGCTTCTTCCATTCTTTCAAGCTGCTCTATAGTTTCGGAGTTATTAGATAAAAATTCATCGATATTATCAAATGAAACATCTTGCTTCCTTACGATGTTTTTTCTTTTTTTATCTAGCTTTTCTCTAGCTTCTCTTATTTTATCCTTTTTATCATTTAGCTCTTCTAGTAGCAAAAACACTTGTTCTTTATCCATTTTTATCTCCTAATTCCATTTCAAAAAGTAGGCGCAATCAGTTTCGATTTTTTTAACTACGAAACGAGTATAAAACATTAAACTCATTCCATAAATAAGGGAATTATCTAGCCAACGTAAACTATTTTTATTTCTATCAAATAAAGTTACAAAATTATATAGATCACCAACAAAAGCAACCTTGTCTCCAGTCTCCCCAAGTATCTCATCGGATACTACTAAAACTTCATCAACGTATAAGACCTCTGAAGATTGTTCCTTCTTATTGATTTTTAGAATGTAACTACCGTCAGTAGATTTTTCTTTATCAAGTAGTTTAAATAATGATTTACTTAATACAAGAGTATTATGTCTATCTGGATTTAAATCGTTAATAATATCTTTTAATTCATCGATACTAGATACATTTTTTTCAGGGGCTTCTTTTAAAATCTTCCCAATCTCAAAGTTACGAGTTTTACGACACATTCGAGTAGTTTTTTTACTCAATAAATCGTCAAGATTGTAATTCCCATCTTCTAACTGTTCTGTTGATAAAGTCAAACGTCCAGAAAATGTTTTGTGTTCGAACTTAGTAGAAATATATTTCTTGCTTAAATTAGCTACTTCATTGTTTCTGAATTCCTCTGCTTCAAGTTCTGATAAGTATTCCTCCTCAAATTTTAGAACCTCATACTCCCCACTTGCACCATTATATTCAATCACATTAACAAGATCCACAAGCTCTTTCCCACTTTCTGGAATGCTATAAATGTCTGTAATTTCTTTTGTTAATACTAAACCTGTTTGAAGACTCTTGTTATTAAGGTCTACTCCCCGTTTTTTTAAGTATCTTTCTGCTAAATTTAGTTTTGTTGTCATTTTTTGCTCCTTTATCTTACAAGATTATTTACCTATGTTTTTTATTCTTTGTTCAAATTTCTCTTTTATTTTTTCCTCTACTGGTTTGATGTGAGGAATTGCTTTGCTGCGTCCCCCATTTCTTAATACATGTCCATGTTCTAATAAATGAGTTAATCTATATGTTGGATCTGCATTATAGATTACAAAAGAACCTTTAGAATTTTTCTTAAAGCGCCAATTTTTCGCATATTTCCCATATCTTTTAGGACTTGTTTGTTTCAATTCATTCACTGCTTCATTTGTAACCTCTTCAGCAATTAAATCTATCTGTTCTTCAACTTCTTCAGAATAAGCTTCCAAAGTTTTAGCAATTTCATTTGCTAGATCACTCGTTAGACTCATTTCCCCTCCTTCATCTTTTAATATCTGATTTTTGTTTATAATTTTTTCTAAAATTCTTTGCTCTTAGCTTTTCTTTTATGACTCTCCGAGCCTTTAGAATCATTTTTTCTAGATTTTGATTTGTCTTGTTTGTTAGCATATTTTTCTAGTATTTCTTGTTTCCGTTGTTCTAAGCTATCATCATCTTTTTTGCACTTTGCAAATATTTGTTGTCTTTTCTTTGGATCCATGGAAAATTTATCTGCTACAACATACCCTAAAGAAGTGTCTCCTGTCATAATACTCACCCCCTTTCAATGCAAACAAAAAGGGACATACCACTAGCACTATTTGCTTTCGGTATGTCCCTGAGTTGTTCTCAATAGACTTTATTTTTTTGTTTCTTTCTTACATAGATGGGTAAATTTCCCATCTGAATAGAATAAAGTAATTTCTCCAAATTTTGGAACTTTTTCTATTTCAATTATACCACATTTTTCATAAACAACAAACCCTTTTTCTGTTGCAAATCCCATTCCGTCTACATTCATTAAACTATCTCTCCTTTAAATTTATTTATTGTGTATCGTTTATCTTTGATAGTGAAAGCCTTAAAAGCATTACCCTCTAATCCCTTCAAGATTCTACTTGAATTTCTAGCATTATAAACTGTTCTTAGTTCGCTACTGTCTAGATTCGTGTTAAAAATTGTAGTTTCTCGATTATTGATAATATCAAATAGAAAATCCTGTTCCCAGTCACTCTTAGGACTGATTGTGCCATTTTTCGCTCCCAGGTCGTCAATGATTAGAAAATCTACATTGATTAGTTTTTTAACTGCTTCATGTTCCGTTAAACTAGCATTTTTACCATACTGCCAACCTTCTTTTATTTGTTTTATAATTTCAGTTAGACTTACAAATAAAACACTCTTAGGCTCATTCCTTTCTTTGAAGCTCTCATTTATTTCTTTTGCCATTGCAAGAGATAAATGACTTTTCCCTATACCTGTACTTCCACTTATTAAAGTATTGCCTGTCATACCATTCAGGTACTTTTTAACTTGCCCCTTAGCAAAGTCTAATAGTTGTCGTTCTTCTGTAGTGTTGACAATAAAATTATCGAATGTTGCACCTTTTAACTCGTTCGGGATCATACTTTCACGCATTAAGACATCATAGGTTTTAAAATATTCTTGCCTATCTTCAAACTCCTTTACCAGTTCTTTTTCTTTTTGCTCAATTTCCTCTTGGCCACATTCAGGGCAAAATTCTAGCAAACTTCGTTCCTGGCTTCCTCGTACAGGTATTGAGATTTTCCAATAGTTGACCTGGTGAACCTCACACACCTTTTCAGATATCTTTCTGTTGTTGTATTCTTTAAATTTATCTTGCATTTTTTAACTCCTAAAATGGTAGATCTGGAAAGTTATTGTCTGGCTTACTTTTAGAAATTTTAGGTTTTTGATTTAAATAACTGTCAAACTTAGAACCGAATAGTGTTTCAGGTCTTAAATATTTAAAGAACTCAGGATTATCTTTCCATTCTTCCGTTTTTACATCAATCACCTGTTTAAAATCTTCAAGTGTATATCCTTCATTAAATCGTGCTATTATATGTTTTAGATTCTTTTCAAGATATTTATAGTTTTTTCCTACAGAATGATTAAGATAAGCAAGAGGAATTCTAACTAGATACTTTTCTGGCTTGCCTTTTGTAATTTCTTCAATCATTTCTGGTGTTAACCAATCAGGGAAAGTAAAGTCAGGTTTTCCTGACAATATATATTCTTTATCTAACTCTTTATCTTTCTCTAACTCTTTATCTAACTCTATCTCTATCTCTATCTCTATCTCTGTTGGACATGAGTTGGAAATAGTCTTTTTATTTTGGACATTCTCCAATTTTGGTAAATTTTGACTATTCTTTCTTTGGTCTCGCTTGTATTTTGCCCAGTTTGTTTCACTCTCAACCATGGCTTTTGCTTGCGATAATGTAGCATGTCCATCATCATCAATCTGAATTAGTCCACATTTTGTAAAATATGCGACTGTCATATTTATATCATCCTCGGACACATCCAATTTTAAAGCTAGTTCCTGTACCAAATTATCAAAATATCCCTCATAGTATAAAATACAGTCATCTTCTAAGCTTTCTAACATAAGACGGATATAAATAACCGTCATAGTGTAGCCACTTGGCATATGTTTAAGTCGTTTAATAAAAAGATTATCAAAAAACTTCTTATCAACTTTCAACCAAAAATATACTTTAGTCTTTGCCATCATCCACCCCCAGGAACTTCAAAATGTCCGAAACTTTGTAATAAACTTTTCTTGTATCTTCTAGTGGTGGTTGATACCGTCTTAGCCCTGCGCTTTCCCACTTCTGCAAAGTTTTGTATTTTATATCTAACTCGTCCATGGCTTCCTGTGCTGACATTAAACCTGTTAGTCGTGGTTTAGGTCTTTCTCGAACTGCTAGATAGTTTTCTACTACTGTGCTTATTCTAGTGGTTAAATCGTGTTCGCTTTCCTTACTCAAACTAAACATACTTAACCCCCTTTATTAACCATTCCAAGTTGGATATACCGTCAATAGTAAGGATCTAAATCATTACTTGATTTTTCTGATAGATTTTTAGGATTTATTTTCATACGTTTGTCAATAAGTTTTAAACAAAGGAATACTACTCCTATAACTAAAAGTAAGATAAAAGCTTGTGTATTGGTCAAATCTAATTCATTCATGTTATGCCCTCGCTTGATAGTTCTTGATGTAGTCCACTTGGTCGCTTCGTTCCATCTTCAAGAAGTCGTCCACCTCTTCGGTGCTTACTTTTCGATCTACAAAATCAGCAATAAACTGAAAGAGGTTCGGGTGTCTCTCCTTGATTGCAGCCATTTGTTTATCAAATTCTGCTTGTGTCATGTTGTCTAGGTCTAGTGTCATTTTATTACTCCTAGTCAATCATCATTCCACGAGTATATAAGGATGAGTCTGTCCATGAATCCAAAACGTTCTTTTTCCCTCGTTTTTTCTTTGCGATATCAACC